AACGACGAGATCCAATTCATACTTCAGAACTGGCTGACCATGCATTCGCAGCACCTGACGGAGGCGATCCTACGATTCAACACGGACAAGGGGGTTTACGCCAGCATATCAATAGACAAAGATTCATTTTACAAACACTTCTAAAAAGACAATGGAAAATTTAAACTCAGTGGCATTCGTTGCCCGTATTACAGAAATTAAGGCTATTCCTGGAGCAGACAACATTGAACAGGCTTTCATAGGTGGATGGTCTTGCATCGTCAAAAAGGGCGCACATAAGGCAAACGAGCTTGTGATCTGTGCTACTACTGACGCTGTGATCCCTGAAAAAATGTCAGATTCCATGGGTGTTACCGGATACCTTCGCTCTGGTGGTCGTGTACGTACTGTAAAGCTGCGTGGAGTATACTCTGAGTGTCTTATCATCCCGACTCATTACGCAAAAGGCCGTTTGACAATGGGAAACCCTGATCTGAAAGAAGGCCAGGACATGATGCAAGCTCTCGAGATCTACAAGTGGGAACCTCCAGTGAAGCAGATACAGCTTTCTTCAGGCCGTAAGATCAGGTACTCTGAGAATCCAAACTTCCATGTATATCATAAGTTCCCTAACATGAAAAACGTAAAGGGAATGTTCACCGAGGAAGACACCGTAGAGATCACTCGTAAGATCCATGGTACAAATGCTCGTTATGGAATCGTGAAAAAGAAGAAGCTGGGCATCATCGATCGCGTTAAGATCTTATTTGGATTCAAGTGGGCCGCATACGAGTTCGTGGTAGGTTCTCATAACGTGGAAAAAGGTTCTGATTCTCAGGGCTTCTATGACACAAACGTTTGGTATGAGATCAATGACAAATACCAGATCAAGCAAAAGCTTTGGGAGATCGCAAAGTACCTTGGCATGGAATATATCGGATCAGGAATCACGCTTTACGGAGAGATCTACGGAGCCGGTATCCAAAAGAACTACGACTACGGTCTGAAAGAGATCAAGTTTGCTGGGTTTGACTTTACAAGGGACGGAAAATACCTCGATACCTGGGACGCAAAAGAGATGATCACAGGTTACTTGGATCTGCCTTACGTAGAAGTCCTGCATCACGGTCCATGGTCTCAGGAAATCCAAGACGGCTTTGTTTTCAATAACTTCATCAGCGGATCAAAAGTTCCACACGAAGGTGTTGTAGTAAAGCATTACTCTGGGGATCGTACTAAGGTCGCAAAGGTGATCAATCCAGACTATCTTATCTACGGAGAAAAGCACGATGTAGGAGACAGTCACTAAAAATACAGCTATTGTAGGTTGTTACTGGCCGATATCAGATCATCCGAAGTACAAGGATGTGGTCAGAGGGAGTATTCAGTTAACCCTTGATATCAGTATACAATAGCTTAATTTATAAACACCGCAGAAATAAGCACAGTAACTCTTTTACTTTCATTTTCGAGTTATTTACTACAACGGAATCGGCTAAGTTGGTGCGAATACGAGGCGGTAAATTTTAAAAAATAAAAACATGAACATACAGAACCGAAAAGCAAGATTTGAGTACCACATACTGAAAGAATACGTGGCTGGTCTTCAGCTTTTCGGTTCTGAGGTTAGGTCCATTCGAAACAACGATGCAAATATTTCAGAAAGTTTTGCTTATATTTCTAATGGGGAGATATTCATAAAAGGACTATACATCTCTAAGCTAAAAGGATCAAACCGGGAACACGAGGAGAACAGGGATAAGAAACTATTGCTCAACAAAAAGGAGATCCAGAACATAGCCAAGAATCTCACAGAACGCGGTATTACACTAGTGCCTATTGAAATATTCGATCAGAGTGGTAAGATAAAACTTAAGATAGCGCTTGCAAAAGGCAAGAAGCTTTACGATAAAAAAGAGGCAATAAAAGAAAGAGACATTAAAATTCAAACACAAAAAGAACTGAAAATACGATGAAAAAAGCAGATATATTATATTGGCTAGTGATTATACTTCTTCTTATAGGATGTGTATTTATTTTTACCACAAAATCAGGTCATATAGACACTAAGCAAGATACTCAGTATGTAATCGATAGCTTAAATGGTGAAATATCGACATTGCAAATTGATAACGGGAGGTATGAAATTATAATGAGTCGCCTATGGGAAGCAGATTCTAATTTCGTTGATTCTGCACTTAAGAATATAGAATAATGAATAAAGAAGATTTTTACGTAGGACAAAAAATAAAACTTCCTCAAGAAAGTTATGATTATTCTTGGGAATGTTACGGTGATCGTTTAGCTGATTATGCAACAGTATGTTCTTTAGAATCTTTAGATGAGCACGGTCTAGTACATTATGAAATAGAAGTACTTGGTAATTTTGTCAGTACAATACATTCAGGAATACATTACACAGAAATACAAAAATATGAATAAGACGTTTCAAACCCCCGAGGACATAGACCGCTTCCTGGATAACTGCGAAGAGATGTCCCTGGGCGCTGTCGTAATGGCATTGAGAACGTGGCCACAAAAGCAGAGGGAGAGACTTGCACAGATGATGTTACATTCAAAACCAAGAGAAAAAAGAAAAAGAAAGAAATATGAATAACACTAAATTCAAGGTAGGCGACAAAGCATGGAAGCCTAAAGGTTACAAATTTCCATGCACGATAGTTTCCGTGTTCAACACGGTGGCAGGTGAGATCCGGGTGGTCGCAGAGATGGACGACTACGGAATGCTCCACATTTTTAACGAAACCCAGCTGGAGCACTATGAACAACCTCGATAAACAGTACCTGGCGTTGATGCAGGACGTACTAGAAAACGGCGTTCGCAAGGCGGACCGTACCGGCACAGGCACGCTCTCGGTGTTTGGAAGGCAGATCAGACACAAGATGAGCGACGGATTTCCACTGCTCACAACAAAGAAGATGTTCTTCAAGGGCATTGCCACAGAGCTGATTTGGTTCCTCCGTGGCGATACAAACATTAAGTACTTAGTGGATAATGGCTGTCATATCTGGGATGGGGATGCTTATAAGAACTATATGACTCATTGGGCGGAGAAACTACCAAGAATAGGACCATGTACGCAAGAAGAGTTCATCGAGCGTATCAAAACCGATGAAGAATTTGCAAAGACATGGGGTGAACTTGGTCCGATATATGGCAAGCAGTGGAGAGCGTGGGGAACTAGTGAGAGAGTGGTAGTGGGTCATAATGGATTGCATAACGAGTTTGGTACTGTTGTAATAGACCAAATCGCAAACCTCATCAAAGACCTTAAAACAAATCCAGACTCACGTAGATTAATGGTATCTGCTTGGAATGTCGGTGAGATAGATTCGATGGTCTTGCCTCCGTGTCATTATGGATTCCAGGTTTGGACGAGGGAGTTGAGTGAAAAAGAAAGGATGAATACTCTAATTCAAAATGAACAAAGATTGATTTATGAAGAAGTTCAAAGTTTCAAAAACGTAAGAAAGAAAAAGATTAAAGATTGTTTAGACGAAAGAAATGTCCCTAAACGAGCAATCTCACTCATGTGGAATCAGCGCTCTGTTGATACCATGCTCGGCCTTCCGTTCGATATAACTTCGTACGGTCTGCTGCTGGAGCTGATCGCCAAAGAGGTGAACATGATCCCTGAGGAGCTCATAGGGTCCCTTGGAGATACGCACCTGTACCTCAACCACTTGGACCAGGCCAGGGAGCAGATCTCCAGAGAGCCGTTCGAGCTTCCTAAATTGAAATTCGATGGTTGGCTGGGCGCTATGACAGACGATCAAATCCGTGAAGAGGGGCTTTTCAATCTAATACAGACCAAGATCTCACCGTCTCACTTCCGAATAGAGAACTATCAATCACATCCGGCGATAAAGGCGCCGCTCTCAAATTAACACTTGAAAGTTATTCTTTTAAAGTCTGATCTACCCTGCGTATATTTGCTTCATGGACCACAACGATATCGACTACGATAAGAGACGGGACTTCCTGTTGGCCTTCATGACAAAACAGAATGCCGAAGAGCAACGCAGGGTAGATTCAGACGATAAGAAATACTTTGGAAGGACCTTCCGCGCCAGAAAGTACGGAGAGAACCTCAAGACCTATTCTCCAAAGAGATACAAAAAACACTAAGATGCTAAACACGCTCATGCACATAATAGGAGTATGCCCGGACAGCCTGGACCACCTGAGCCTGTCCAATCTGGCAAGCATTCCGCAGCACGAGTTCATTCACATAACAAGCTCTGTAAAATTAAGGTTATGGAAGATCCGTAATACGCTCCGAGCCTTTTTCCGGTAGACGCTATGAATATTCGATTTAACAAATGGGTAAACTAAGAAACATAAAGCAAGGGGTAAAGAACCTTATCCGCTGGTTTAAGGTAATATGGCGCGATCGTGATTACGATACGAGCTACATCTGGGCAATACTAAAAACCAAGCTGGAGAACCAGGCCGAATACATAGGCAAGCATGATCGCACCATGTCATCAAAAAAGAACTCCCAGATGATGATGACTTGCGTTAGGCTGATAGAAAAGATAGAAAATGAGACGTATGATCATGAGTGGTACAAATTTCAACACTCAGAATATCTTTGGATTCCAGACACCCCAGGATCTTTTAGGTTGGAGATAAACGAGATATGGGAGAAGTATGACGAGTACTTTGCAAAGTATCCACACGCGTACAGGGAGGTCACAAAGAACGAAAAATACATATTTGCAAACATTTCAAAGCAGAATATTGCAATGAACATGTCTCATTACATGGATAAAAAGGCCAATCGACTGCTGTTCAAGATACTCGAAAGGGATCTACGAAAGTGGTGGGACTGATATTTATTAACTTAAAAGCGTTTTATGATGAAAAAAGCATTAATTTTGATGGCATTTGCAGCGGTTTGTAGCGTGTTTATGTGCTACACCAACGAAGATTCCATAAAAGACAAGCTCTGCACAAAGGAAAACGTCTATATGGAGATCAAAAGGGCAGGAATCCAACACGCAGACGTAGTGTTTGCACAAATAATGCTCGAGTCTGCAAACCTGAAGAGCAAACTTACCAAGACAAACAACAACTTTCTTGGAATGAAGCTCCCAAGCAGGAGACCGACCACGGCAGTGGGTGAATTTCATGGCTATGCTAAGTACTTTGGATGGCAAGACTGCGTTCAAGACTATCTTCTGTATCAAAACCACGTGATCGGAAACAAAAAGATGAGCAGAAACCAGTACCTTTCTTACATCGGAAAGAAGTACTCTGAATGTGGAACTTACAAAAAGAGGATTTTGCGAGTAATAAAGCAGAATCGCGAGTTCTTACGAGTTCAAGACAGCGTTTTTCTTTGTTCTACTTTGTAATTAGATTTAAGAAGACAGAAAAATTCATCTAATTTTACCTTATGAAACGTATCTCAATAAGTGAATTTAATGATCAAGTAAATTTGAGCGGATTATACTTATCACTTCATATTAATACGTTTTCAATTCCAGCAACATTTGGTTTATTTGATATAATATACACAAATCTATACAACGAACTTCGTACTCAACTTTAAATTAAAATCCATACAGTTATGACAAAACAACAAGCAGCGGCAAAGCTAGTAGATCACACATTCCAAGAGATGTGTTTTGAAAAATCATCTTTTTCTTCTGAAGATGTCAAACAGGAATGCATGAGACTTATCGAAAAAGAACTCGAGAAAACTGTATTCCTCAACGAAGTCATCGAAGAATAATATGATCGTAAAAAGCATAGACGAGATTCTATCAAAGTTCACTGACAAGAAGAGAATTGTACTCGTAGGTCGTGCAGCATCTGGAAAGGATCATGCAAGGAAGATACTCCAGAGCATGGGGTATCCTTATCAGATCTCTTATACAACAAGGCCAATGCGAGACGGTGAGGTCCACGGAAAGGACTACTACTTCATCCCAGTATTTAAGTTTGAGGAGCTAATAAAGATTGGATTCTTCTACGAGCACGTCCAATTCAACAGCTGGTACTACGGCACTTCAAACGCTCAGATGAAAGCGCAGGACTCGGTGTTCATTATGACTCCTGCAGGACTATCTCACATGCCAAAAGCTGATCGAGAAGATTCCCTTGTGGTGTACTTTGACATCGTAGAGGACATTCGAAAAGAGAGGCTGAAGCAGAGATCAGACGCAGACACAGTAGATCGTAGGATTGCGGCCGATAACATAGATTTCAACGGATTTTCAAACTACGATCTTTTAGTAACCGATCCAAACTTCCAATAAAATGAATAAAAAGTTATTTTCTTTTGAGACCTTATTTTTAGCTCTTTGGTCGATATGTATAATTGTGTCAGCTTACCACGCAGGCAAAGTCATGGCCTCTTTGGATAACACACAGCACGAGATCGAGATGCTCTTAAACGACTCTTCGACTCACATAGAACCATTCCCAAACCAAGGCAGAATACCAGACACAACTATAAATGGGATCGACTACTACAGAGCAAACTAATCCATATGAACATGATCAAGACAGGGGAGAAGATCATATTCTCAACCCCAAAAGGAACTTTAAAAACCGGCACCGTAAAAGACGTAAAAGACGTACTACACGAAGATGAGTACGATGAGGTCTACACGGTCGAACTCGAAAACGGAAAGCTACACTACGTAGACTCAAACCACATAATTCAAAAAATAGGTTAATGATCTCAAGCTTAAAGACGCTGATAAGGCACGATGGAAATCTGTACGAGATATTAGAGAAGTTCCAGACAGAGTACTTTTTTACAGAAGAGAGACTGCTCAACAAGGATCTTCTTGAGAACTGGAAAGGACATCTTGGATCAGACATGGCGCTCAAAAACGGGGCCACGTTTCTGCTGTGCAGGAAGATCGAGGACCTTGAATTTGAAATGGTGAGCTCAGATCTGATCCAAGCGTAATTTGCGTATATTTATTACTATACATTCAACACAATGGCAATCACTGATTTTGACATGATCGACTGGATGCGCAAGAACAAAAAAAGCGCGTTTGGTAAAAAAAACTTGACCGAAGGAAAACCCGTATTAACGGAAAATGAGGACGAGGACGAGACGGGGGTGAGTTCCGAGATGAAAGACCTGCTGCCTGCGTTGAAAAAAGTATCGGCAAATATCCCTATGCGTGATGTCATTAACTATCTTAATGATAAGGACGTTGACTACTACGGATGGACCGATTTGCAGATGATAATATACTACATCGAACACAACTAGCTAATACGGCATAATAAAACAAAAATTTCTAAAAACAAAAACAAAAATGGCAACAGATAATTTCGATTTACAGGGATGGATGCGTGAGAACAAACAAGGTCCATTCGCAGGCTTAAACCAGGAAACATTCAAATCTTCAAAACCAAAGTCTAAGACCGGACTGAACGAGGGCCTCATGGGCATGATCGATCTCCAGCCTGTAGGCTCGCTTAGCGAAGATCTTGAAGAAGAAATGATGGACGACGAAGACGCTCCGGAGATCGAGGACACATTTAATGCACCATCAGAATTCGATATGGAAGATGACGATTCAATGATGGGGGGCACCGATACCTCTTTCGACAAGATCCAGGCAGCACTGGTGAAGGTTCAGGACAGCATGGGCAAGCTACTTGCAGGCTTTAAATCTGGCAATGTTTCTAAAGACATGTACGTTGCTAAAAGAAAGATGCTTCAGAGTATGAGAGATAAATTAGAAGCACAACTTGCTATGTCTGATGACGAAGATGATAGCTTTGAATTTTAAGAGTTTGTCATAATTCAATACAAAAAGAAAGGGGCGCGCCAACGTCCCTTTTTTATTTATCTGAAAGTTTGATTTGTGCGTGAATTTGGTCCGATGCATCTTTGCTGCATGAGAAGACTACACACGTCGCCGCTGAACACGCGGCAGGAACAGTACAGGGACGATCCATGGAAGATGCTTATGGTGTGTCAGATGTTGAACCAGACGAGCCACAAGCAGGTGGACCAGGTCAGGCACCAGTTTTTCGAAAGGTGGCCGAGCGCAGAGGCGCTCTCAGAGGCGGATCCAGCCGAGATATCCAGCATGATAAGGATACTGGGCTTCTACAACAAGAGGGCCAAGATGTGGATAGAGTTCTCCCGGCAGTGGAAGGAGCTCGTGAAGGAGTATGCGGCACCAACGGAGGTTCCGGTGGACAGGATAGCGAAGCTCAAGGGCATCGGACAGTACGCGGTGGACGCATGGAACATATTCCAGCGCTTCCAGTACAACTTCGAGCCGACAGACAAGGTGTTGAAACCGTTCTGCGAGTGGGCACGGACTCAAATATGAGCCTGTTTTGGCTCCGGTAGCAGTTTGTATTAAAATGTGGATAGGTGGTCCAGAATCAGACCGTATCGCCTCCGACAGCGTCTTTGCGGAAGAAGCGTCCGAGGATGTTCTCGTTGTACGTGTCGGTGTGCAGCACCTTGTACTCGAACTGGTAGAAGGTCTCGTAGTAAGACAGCTCCCTCTTGGAGTGACAGACCCTCAGCACCTCGCGTACGAACCCCTCCTTGCTGACCTTCACGTCGGCCTGCAGTATCTTGGAGCTGCCCCAGTAGCTCTGCCAGTCGCTCTCTTTAACGACGAGCTTCTTCTTCGGCACGCGGCCGGGCTTGACCCACTCGGCCTGCTCCTTCTTCGTGAGCAGCTTCTTGGTCCTGCTTTCGAGGATCTTCTTGCCTATGTAGAACTTTCCAGTCTCTGTGTTTGTGATCTTGTACACGAATCCGATGGCCTTGTCGCCAAATTGCTGTACGTCTGTAACTTCTTGTCCGTTTAATAACCAGTTCATTTTTCGTTTTGTATTAACAGCTCGCCCAGGACCTCAAGTCGACCAACCTCTCTTTGGAACTCGGTCTGCGTCATGTTCAGCGATATCTTTTTATATGTTTGATCGAATTCTTTCTTTGCTTGCTCCAGATCCAGCTTTCCCTCAGCTGCCTTTTTGTAGTACGGAAGCTTAACCTTGAAGTGCGTGTACGTTAGCATAGAGAGACCTCCCTTTTCTTTAGCGCTGTTTGCTATTTTCTCTGCGCCTTTGCCTCTTGTGCTCGCAAAATCTTCTATCGCCTGCTTTGCCTCTCTGAGTATCTGTATAAGCTTTACCATCTTATGAGTCGTATTTAACCACGAACGTCATGTCCGTGTTTCTTGGTATTGGATATGGTGTGCCAAACTTACCTACCACGAGAAGATCTCCCTGCGCGTTGTATAGTCCGACAGTGGTAGCAAACGGAGTGAAATCCGATCCTGTTACATTGTCGTTTATCGTGCCTGGGGATATGCTTGATCCTGACTTAGTCGCCGAAGGATTGAGTGTGTAGTTGAAATCGTTCTCGTTCACATGACACCT